ATATTAATGGATATGCGAGGTCATCAATAGTATATGGATATGAATTGGATTTCTCATCATAATGATATATATCATAATTAATATTTTCCATATGCTCTATTAATATTTTACAAGACTTGTTTGAAAAATAGATTAGTGGACCTTTTAAAAATACAGGGGTATATGGCATTTTTGAATATTTTTCAATATCAATGCCTTTCAAATTATGCAAGGGATTATCAAATTCTTCTGGATGGTCTTTGTAATAATAGACAAGATGCAAGGATGTCTCTGATTTGCTAGGTTCATATTTATATGGTTCATTTATAACAGATAAACCTTTAGATGAACTACCTAAAAAATCAATATCAGTTTCAATACAATTCATTTCATTCATTTCATTTTTTCCATTTATTTTAATTTTATATTTAGGTGATACTAAGAATGCCTTTAATCGTGTTTCATTGAATACTAGGTCATCATTCGAACGCAACACACCTTCTTTAATATCAAAGATTTCATATAGATATTTTAGCGATAGCACTATTTTTTTTAATAAATGTAAATAGCTGTCTTCACATTTAATCGTTAATAAGTTTCCTTCAAGTTTATAGTCGCAATCCAAGAATAAGTCGCCAATCACACGTATTACTTTCCAGTTCCCATAGTTGTCTTGAAGATTAAATTCTTTTAATCTTGTATTTAAAAACTTTTGACAACTTGTCACAAGGATAATACCATCGACCTTAATCATATCTATGTTATTATTTAAATTCTAAATAATCTTTATATATATATACCTTATTTATCCTTATCCTTGATATCCTTATTTATTCATATTGGTATGAACTGCCATAACCGCTTCGTGATAATGGTAATCATTGTATAGTCTCGCGCAATGTATAAAACTAATTTTGTTATAATATAAAATATATGATACGCCGCAATCTTCGATAGTGTATGGATATGAACTGCTATATTCATCGTAATGAAATATATTGAAATTAATATTGCTCATATGATTTATTAAGATATTGCAAGATTTGTTCGAGATATAATACAATACGCCACTAGGTATTATAGGGAGACGTGGGCGCTTGATATACTTTGATAAATCAACGCCTTTAAGATTATGCAATGGATTATCAAAATCTTCTTGGTGGTCATTATAATATTGAAGCATATAAGTATCCTCGACTGCGGTTTTTATATCATCATCTGAGATTTCGTGTGAAAGCAAACTCTTATTTACGTGCGACTTACCTAAAAAATCGATATCAATCAATGTATTTGTATTTCCATTACTAACCTCGCATATTTTAGGATTTTCTAAGAAGCATTGCAATATACCTTCGTTAAATACCAAGTCATCGCCTGACCGCAACACACCTTCTTTAATATCAAAGATTTCATATAGATATTTTAGCGATAATGCTAATTTTTTTAATAAATGCAGATAACTATCCTCGCATTTAATCTTCATCAAGTTCCCTTCAAGTGTATAGTCGCTATCCAAAAATAAATCGCCAATAACATAGATTACTTTCCAGTTCCCATAATCGTCTTTTGGAAGTTTGTATTGCACTAAACGCGTATCCCGATGCTTATGGCAACTTAATACAAGAATTATACCATCAACCTTAATCATATCTATGTTCTTTACATTCTTTATATCCTTTATATCTTTTTTGTCTTTTTTGCCAATAACTCCTTTAATCCTCCAATAAACTTACCATTTTTAAATATCATAGGGAAATAGAAATATGGTATTATTGTATGTTGCTTCATAAATTTAAAGAAATTATCGCGCTCTCTACACGTTTTTAGGAATTTATCACAATTTATATTAATATATTTTGTAGAGGGCATCGTCTTAATATGTTCCTTTGCCATAACACAATATTTGCATTTAGTTATACTATAGATTGTATAATCGGTCTTTGATGGTTTTTTATATTTATATGCATCCATATTTAATAATATCTACTATATTAGTAGATAAATACCAAAGATATGTCTGCACCGAGAAGAAGAAGTGCGCGATTACTTGCTAAAGAGGAGTATGACTTACCTGTTGATTTAACAGATACAGCAATTAAAGAAATTGAAAAAATTAAGGCTGATGAATTGAAGTTCCCTATAGAAGACGAGGATTGGGTAATATTTTTTTGCGAATATTTTGAATATATAGAAAATAATATTAGCGTTTGTTTATCAAAAATACCTGCTCTTCATCATGTAACTATGGGTGCTTTAAACAAGGCTGGATTAGAAGGAGGCGGATTTGATAGCGAGTTTGACAATTATGCTAATACGAATTATAATATTGGGTTATACTATTCATTATTTACGCAATTTAGAGATGGGACAAATAAAATAATTGGTTGCGATAAAATTAATTTACTATTATCATATGTGGGCAAAGCAGTATTGCGAATGGCGGGTAGACATAATAGTATATCTGCTAATGATTTAATAGCATTTTTTAGGAAAATTGTGGTTATATTAGAATTATCAGTATTCCAAGAAGTATTTTTACATTATATGACTGGTGATAGCACGGGACATAAGCATAGCATAGATTTCAATTATCATAACAAGACAACGCATGGTTGGTATATTGGTATATGGTTAAGAAAGCAAGAGTTTCTAGGGGTAGTAACAAGTAATGGGAAAAATTTTAGGAAAAAATACGATACTGGACTTAGATTATTTGTTAGAAATTATCTTCATAGATTAATTGTATATATGAGAACATTTGGCGATAATTATCCATTAAAACACGAAAAACCTTATAATTACAGCGGTGATATTAAAAAAGCAACAAAATATCCGCTACCGCATAATGGGCTTTACAAATATAATACACCCCTTCATTATTATTATATGAGCCGCGAGGATTGGGATTATATACCAAACTTTTTATTACCCGAAGACGCAAAATGGACATCTTTCGCAAAGAATTTTAAGCATCCTAGCAAATGGACTAATCCGCCTCCTCAATGGTGGATTGATAGGATAGAAGATAAAAAAGGTTTATTAAATGGGTATGCTTGGTGGAAAAGTGGAACTGATGAAGAAGAATACTATCAAAAAAAATTAGTAGGCACTAAAAATCTCGCAAAATGGTTGGCGATAAATGGAACTTTAGAAGAACAATATGAAGACCACGCAAATTTATGGGATGCCGATAATGAAGACTTTGAAGAAGCAGGGATGAATTTCGGAGGTATGTCTGGAGGTATTTCTAAAACTCCTTCGAAAAGAACTAAGAAAATATTTAAAATAATACGCGATAAGGATATTGCATTAGACCCAAAAATAAAAAAGGAATTAAAATATAGATTAAATTTATACTTTGATTTTAATAATGCTAGTTGCTCTAATACAAATGCTAAATGTGATTTAATAGATAACATATATACAAATAAATTAAATAGTTCAATAATACTATATTTTAATGCTAAAAAAATAATACAGGATACGCCAAAAAAGAAGGTGGCGAAGGCGGTGTCATTGCCTAAATTATTACTTTCTGCAAAAATGCGCGCTGCTAACGCGGTTCACGCTGCTCACGCGGCTACAAGATAATCATATTCATTTGTTATTCTTCTTTCTCCATTCAGCACCAATTTTCTTCATAATATCAGGCGCTTTATCATTAGGATGCTTTTTGCAAAGTTCCTTATACATCTTCTTTACAAACTTATTATAGGGGGTTAGTTTGCGCTTTTTAGCACCGCCCTCTTGAACACTCATTCCGCAACTACCAGCCATATAGTATATCTTCTTCTATATATATGTTATAAAAAAATAATTGTTGTTGTTAAAGAGGATTTTAGTTATTATTAGAGATATTATATTATTGAATATCCGAAGGCATTTGTATGAAGCTTAGAGTATTGTATTTGACAACTCCAGCATTGGTATCGTGTAGTCTTATATAAGCAACCGCTTGCAAACACGCATCGCATAAATCGTCCTTCTTCTTATTATTATCAAATATTTCACAAAGAGCAGCGTCATCCTTTATATAGTTTTTACATATCTCTATGCTTGTTTGTTTATTCATCTTATATTTATCCTGCCGAAATCCTTTAGAGTTCTTGGTTTTTTGCGTAGCAGCGTCCATCTTAATTTGTATGTCGGGTTTATAGTCGTGTGTTTTCGTTTTCAGGGATGCATTAACAAGCACCACGTTATCTATAATTTTATCCCAATATTTTAGGAGGCTGAAATAGCAATATATTATATATTGGATGGTTTTCATTATACCATTAAGGTTTGATGGCTGGTTCTCAATCAATACATAATCTATTTCTTCAATTCCTTTCTCTTTCAACTCGCCAATTATATTATCAAGTTCCATATATATTCTCTCGGATATATCATCAATCCCTTTAATATCCTTCTTTTTATCTGCTAATGATATTATACGCCAGTCTAATATATGTATGTTAGTCGCGGTTTTTTTTAAAATACACAAGGCTAAATTCTTAATACCAATATCAAAACTTATATATATCATTTATATATATTATGTTAAATGTATTATTTATATGCTCGCGATTTCTAGATGCTTTTATGCAACATACTAATAGTCCTCTTATTAAACGAGGTGATATTATGGTGTTTAATCAATGTTGTTAGGTTTAGCCAGAAAGTATCATTCTCAAACTTTTTATTATATTTATTAATCTTTTTGTATTTTCTATACAACCATTTATGTAATTTTTCCAATATGATGGTATTCGCAGGATTATTTTTGATATACATCTTTTTATTTGATATTAGTCGAGATACGAAATGCTTTAATTCAGATATGCTAGTATATTCTTGAGGGATGCTCTCCCATAAATTATGAAACTTCAAATAATCATAGGTAGAGCATAGAAGCAGATGGTCAGTATAATCTACGAATGTAGGATTGTTATCGATAATCATTATATTATTAACGATTGAATGCGTCTTAGGCATTTTAATAGCCTTCAACAATTGAGGTAATATTTTAACTACAGATTTCTTGATATTACCATAATTATCTTTAAAGCAATTATCCCTCGTAAATATAGGTCGGTTGAACTTTATATTATTTTGTTTTTCTATGATTAATATCTCTTTATACGCCCACGTTTTATCAGAAGCCGTGTAAATAAAGAAGAAACTATTTGGGAATACCTTCTTCATCTCGGTCATAAATGTAGTAAAGTGGGGTCTTAGCAGTTTAGATTGCAAATTATAGCAATTGTCTAGCATCTTATCGCACAATGTTTTATATTTAACAAGATTACCTAATTGGATATTGCCGTTTTTTAATATTATGTTTTTTCTAATAATTTCTTGTATATTATAAATATCGCATTGATAACTACAATCGCCTATTATAGTCCCATCTAAATCCAAGAGAAATATATATGGTTCATTATTACTCATTATATAATACTATAATACTATAATAATTATATATAATTATATATTTTTTATATTTTATTTATAGTAATACCGCATATAATAGAATGGATAGAGAAGGTTATCTTGAAGCAGCACTTAAATATGCTGCATTGCAGAGGACTAGACAGAGGACTATTAGCAGGAATGGCGCGCGTGTTCGTCCGCAAATGAGAGGACGACCTATACCGCATTATCAAAACCCAATATATAATTCTAGAAATAACCCAATAAATTTTCAAGTTCAGCATCACCCCGCAATTATACATCCTCGCAATATGATGTATGCTAATGTTCTCGGCGTTCATTACCAACCGCAAAAGCCGCATATGCGAACGCAAGATACTGCTAGATTTTGCAATAGTCTTGGATATGTTTTACCAGCACCAAAATTACTTACAAGGAATGCTAAAATAGCTTCTAATAATAAGCAACAACTAGAAGTTGTCAAAGAAAAATCAAGAACATCGCCCAAAGTATCTTCTAATAGTCCGTCTGCTCCGACTGCTCCGTCTGCAACTACTAAAAGAAATTCAAAAACTAATAATACGCCGCCGCGTAATACACCAAAAGTTCTACAAGGAACAACAAGAGTTATGCGGCTTTCGCGTTCAACTAATAAGCGTTCAAATGTATAACTCGGTATTATCTTGCAATCTTATTTTATTTTTTTCATATAATAATTCTTTCCTTTTATCAATATACTCAGCCATACAAGTAAAGCCATATAATATCATCTCATTCACTTGTTCATCCGTCAATTCAATACGTATCCCCTTTCTATTTACTATAACATTCATAGCATTCTGTATTGTTATATTTTCAGGCATAAAATAATATTCTTTATCCCCTGAATTTATTTCGTTAAGGGTCACCTGACTAATTCGCAATATATCAAACATCTTGCATATTTGTCTTATTATGAAAAAGATATTCATCTTGTCTTTCGTAGGAACGTAGCCTTCCCTTTCTTTATATATTACCATCCCAATAATATTCTCTTTTGAAACGTGTGAAAATATTTTAATAGGAAAATTATTAGAAAACGCACCATCATAATAATATTCACCATCAATTGCAACGGGGTTAAATATTAAAGGGACTGCCATTGATGCTTCACAAGCAGTGAATATTGATACGTCTGGCGTATCCTCAATAGAAAAAATACGATTTTCGCACCTATTTATATTTGTCGTCGAAAAATATAGATTAACTCCGAACCTTTTAGAAGCCTCTTTAAAAGTTATATCTTCCATATCGGGATATTTGACGCGCAATACTTTTCTTAAATGTTCCATAAAATGCGATATAGAGCATAAGCCTAAATTAGAAACAATCTTATAATAATTCTTTGTGGGTATGTTGCATAGATTAGTATCGCCTGCAGACGTATAAATTACCTTCTCTGCTTCTTCTATTGTTAGCTTGAATGTAATGAATAGGGCTACAAACGACCCTATAGAATTTGCTGCGATATGCGTAATATTCTTGTGCATATTCTCTAAGTATAAATATCTAAGAGCACCTACAAATAGAACGCCTCGCATACCTCCGCCAGATAAAACAAGATGCGTAATATTCAATTTATCCATAAATACTTTCTCGAATACAAAGATACTATATTTTGTTTATATAATATCTTTATATATTCGAATTATACTCGCATATATCAATATTATAATATATTAGCGCCTCTTTTGCAGCATTATTCTCGGCTTCCTTCTTATTATTCCCTGTAGATGTCGCGATGATGGCATTATTGCGATCCTTTATGCAATAAGTGAAAATGCGGATATTATCTTTAATCAATATCTTTACTTCGTAAAACTTAGGTATATCTTGAAGGTTGTGCATCATATAGGAAACGAGCATATCCTTGTAATTATTCTTTATTCTTATTAACTCGCAGAAGTCAATATAATTCTCAATGATATAAATGATAAAACTTTCGACAATGAAATATCCTGCGCCAGTGAAAGGGGATATATTAATGCTATTTGGAAGCATTACCTTATCGCTCTCAGTTTGAAAGTCGAGAAATAGCGCACCTATGAATGCTTCAAATATATCTTCCATAATTTTAAAATTATTTCTGCCGCCCGACTCTTCTACTTGCTTGGATATTATAGCGAACTTAGGGAAACCTATTTTGTCTGATAGATATCCAAGCATCCGTCCATTCACTATTTTCGTTCTAATTTTCGACAAGAAGCCTTCATTCTGGTCTGGAAACCTGCTATATAAATAGTTGGCGACTATCATACCGATTAAGGCATCACCAAGAAATTCTAGGCGTTCGTAAGACATATCTTGAAGCGGTAAGCAATCACTTGGGCAATTGATATTACTTTTGTCAAAGTCGATGTTCTTCATCGTGCAATATGATTTATGAACAAATGCGACGCGATATAAATCGATGTTTTTGAATTGAATATTTGACAATCCATTGTTATTAAAAATTTCAGTTAAATCGTCTATTTGAAGCAGAACATTCTTGTTATTATACGGCTGATTAGTAATTTCGATATCCTTTGTTTTGTTATGTATTCCTTGTATGCGCTTCATTGTATATGATTTATTATATAAATAATATATGTATATTATAATATCATTTTTTTATTATATCATTTTATTATATAAATATTAATTGTTTATTTCTTTTAAATAGAATAAAATAGAATTATATATAGTATAATGGATGATTTTATTATTCAAGGTTCAGAACCAATTCTTAAAGTTGATTCGCTAGGTATTGGAATAACTGCGTTCAGTGATATTGAACAATTGTCATTGTCTGATAGAGAATATTTAGTGGTCGGGGATAGGCACGGCACTCCAAATTATAGTAATCAATATGATACAAAATGGAATATGTATGTAAATCACGAAGGCGTTGCTATAAATACTTCTCGCAATGTTTCATCGAATTACCGCGACCCCAATGCATCACTTTATATTAATAGGAATATACAATGCGATGGTATGATTAACGCACACGGCATTCAATTTAGTAATATTAGTATTAGCGGAGTGATTGGCAGCAATACCATAGTAGATTTAATAAAAAACATTAATATTCTCTCGCAATCGCAGCCATTTAGAACGGGTATTGCGACATATTTTAATAATATTTATGATTTGCAATACCTTGTTCAGAATATATATACTCCCAATTATCTAACACTAGGCGGCTTAGTAGATACGAGCTATAACCAGCATCCTCTAAATATTAATTCGACACCAAACAATGATTTTAATAATATTCATTTGGCGATGAGGAATGATACCTATAATGATGATACGAAGGAGTTATCAAAATTCAGCATAGGCATTATCGGGGGAAGTAATAAATCACCTGCAGTTATTTCGACTACCAGAGGGATGCCTTTGGAATTTCACGTTAATAAATCGTCTGTAGAAATGAACTCGTTATATAACAGAAATGCCATTCCTACATATTTAAATGACGCGCAGCAACCCGCTATGACGATTGACGAGAATGGCAACGTTTGCATTGGAAAGAGCAAAGCCGCCAATGTTATGTATTATAAGAATGTTCTCGAAAATGGCGTAAGCACCAATATACTGCTTACAAAGCAGACTGCTTTTGACGTTAAAGGTGCTTCTAAATTCGACGATATAATTATATATGACAACTACGCCAACGCCTACAAGCACATCGATGACGTATATATTCGCGCGGATGGCGTGGGAATTATTAGACCATCCCAGATAACAGAAGGGATATTTTATGGCAGTAATTATATATTCAATAATATATCTTTGAACAATCGATTAACCACCAAGTATATCACCGCGACTGATATGTTAAATGCCACGAATATAAATGCTGACAATATTCTCATAAATAATAGTGCAACCTTCAATGGTAATATAAGTTTCCAGAATACGAATGAATTATCTATGAATTCCTTGAATGTCGTTAATGATTTGCTTATTGGCGGGCTTCGCGTTAGCCCAATAAATATAAAGGATACCGCACTGGGATATACGACAATAAGTAATAGCGAAGATGGGTCTAACTATTTCTTCACATATGTTCATAGTAATATTGCGAACTTGGATGCTAATCAGAATATCAGCTTCCCTAATAAAATGAGTTTGGGACCCAACACTAGCGACGGGATTGCGGGGGTTTTAAATATATACAAAAACAGCAGTTCAAATAATAACTTTGAAATTGTTTTGCAAGAAAGGGTGAATACTAACAAATACGTAGCGAATATTGGGAGGCTGTCGCATTTGGATTTCTATGATAATAGTTTGATAATTAACACAAATAATATTGATGGGAAAAAGCACAATATATATTTTTATCCATCATATGATACATCTAAATTGCAAAATAATGCATATTTTCCAAATCTAATCAATACCCCGCCAATGCTTTCTATTACCAATGAAGGCGTGGGGATAAATAATAAGATACCGCGCCAAGATTTGCATCTGGATATAAATGGCAAAATGTCGGCGACTGAGTATTATGTATCGAAGGACGAAGCGATTGCAAAAATGTCTGGCTTTGTTTATAATACTAAGAATTATTTCAACATATACAATGAGAATACTTTCAAATATTGTATTAATTATGATAATATCAATTCATATTCAGCGAAAATGCAAGGGCTCAACGTCAAAAACGGCATCAATTCTGACCAATATTATCAAAATGATAAACTTATCGAAACTCTGCAGGTAACAAATAACCCGACTAGTTTTTTTACGAATAAGAATATAGCAATCGGGTGGGGTGGCGAAGATGTTCATTTGCCCCTTCAGATACGTAATACGGCTATTACCGAGTATAACTATTCGGTTATAAGAATATACAGAGGGGTGCGCGGCGGAGGCATCAATAATAATGCAGATTTTAGTGGGTTTGATATATGCGAATACGACAGGGATTTGAATGATGACCGCAATTTGGAGAGATGGTTCATATACAAAAATCACAAGTTCAATGACGTGGATTCGCGCGATATTCGAAGAATTGGTCCATTGCAAGTTGGATATACGGATAAAACGATTGAGCCAACTTCTTATGGAATGTCAATGTATTACAATAGTCTGAATTCGAATTATCATATTGATTTTAACAACCCGAATGTATCTTATGATTTCGCGGATGAAAAGTCGAATATCGCAGTGTCTATCTATGGCGACCTCGACGTATATGGCAATATCAATATTATAGACAATAATAGTAATAACTTTAACTTTCGCCTTAAGAAACTGGAAGATGTTGCTGAATTTGCGAAATATATAGAGGTTAAATCTGCCTCCAATGTTATTTATAGGAACTTAATAGACCACGACGATATCGAGCATTCGGGGCAGAATATTATTTTCAAGCCTATAAAGTCTATGATTGTGGATTCGATAATAAACGATAGCATCCCCTTTGTTATTAAGCAGAATAATGATGCATTGTCCGCAGCTAAATTTATAACCTATTCAAGTAATCTTTCGTGTTCGTCAGCGTTAGAGTTGGGTATTTACAGGTATAATAATTTTACTACTGCGTATGACGCAGACAGCAATAATATCAAAAATATGGTGCAGTTCCGTGTAGCTAACAAAAATACGAGCAATACTTGCCTTACCTTGAGCTACTATAAAAATGATAATAATAATACGTTTTATCACCCGTTCGTAGAGTTCAACAATAATTTTACAAAAACTTATATGCGGCTTGGGCAAGGTGATAAAAAATACAATAGCAATATCAGCTTACATATTGACGACGATAACAAATGCGGTATTCAGATTACCAATATTGATAATCCAGTAAAAATAAACTTGGTGAATGTAGCAGGAGATAACAATAAATACAATATATTGTCTTCGGGTGGCAATCAGAATAATTTTAAATTTACAATCGATGTCGCCGATATTTCAGCATCCAAGCAAGAGCCTGATACTAGCGACCTTGTTAATATATTTACAATAGCCCCTTATACGGCGAATAATAATATGCGGGATGGTGCGCGATACGGGTTTAACGATACATCGCCTAACCAAACAATGGCAGTGAATAGCGAATATGACGAGCAGACTATGAAACTAACTTCGAGATATACGAAGGATTATATTTATACGAAGGTAGCCATTAATACTAACAATTTGCTATTAACTGCGCCGAGAATAGCAAATGATTGGGACAATGATAGCAAGGTATATGACGCGGTATTTAATTATAGCATCGCAAATGCGAATACGCCACTAAGCGATATTTATGGGAACGCTATCGAAGGCGGCAATAATAATGCGATAGTTTCTAAAATGCTCAATACGAAGAAGGAGGTCGCGTATTTATCAATCCATTCTAATATTAATTTAACATTTCGATTTAATGAAAGTAATGCAAATATCACGAATAATAATTACAATCGCATCACGTATAATAATAATGCAGCGGTTAATCCAAAATACAAGGTTGCCTTTAATAATGATGTCGCGAATGGAGGCACTGGGTATTTATTTAATATATACCCAGAATTATCAGATACTTCGAATAAGATAATCGGGTTGGACAATACGCTATTAATAAATAAAGAGACATCAAACATTTTTAATTTAACTTTGAATAATAACGTGGTAAGCAGTCATTATGAGATGTCGTGTATTTTCAACAATATCTATAAAGTTCCATCGTATTTTGCTAATATCACCACATCGAACACTCAGATTACCTCCAATTATGCCAAAGTGGTTAATAGCAACATCATTACATTAACAAATGAAATATATTCATATTTACCTAATATAACTAGCGTTAGCTATAATCGCTTTAAACTATTTGAGAATACCAATGTGATAAGGTTGGATGATATTGGCGCAATGTCTAACGTATATCTGAGAGCAATAACTTCAAATATAGTGCGCTATAATTTTGCTCCGACTTACGCAGGTAAGTTCGCGCTTTTCCGAACAAACAATTTCATTATCAATAGTTCAAATATTGTCCCAAATACATTATCTAATAGCAATTATATTATTAATTATAGTTCTAATATAGCATACGCGAATGATGGCGCTAGTTATAACAATATATCTAATGTAGTTGTTATAAGGTCGTCGAATGAGTTAATAGATGGCGCATATAATACGGAGTTATTTTATGCAAACTCGAATATTCAAATCAATGACGAATTTACAATATATGGAGCGAGTTTAAGTAATACTATTTTTATGAATGAATATTACAGAAGATATGTTAGTAATAGCAATATTAATATACAGCGGACAAACTATAATCGGGTGAAGTTGAAGCCTCAAATAATATTAGCCAACTCTATTAAGGATGATTTCATAGATAGAAATAGTTTAATAAACGAGATATATAGTTATGATGGCAATCTTAAATTTAATTTTAGGGATAATCAATTCGAGCACCCTCAATTACTTATAGACAAAATGGGTAATGTTAAATTTTTTGGCTCAGTTAGCACAAGCAACGACCTATATATAAGCGGCAATATATTCAATGTAGGTGGCTCAAATATTATTGAAGACCTTGATAGAAAAATATCAAGTCTTGAAACGAAAAATAATGATTTGATATATGCGACGTGCAATATATTAGTTGCGAAAGCCGACTTGAATGATTTGAATGCTAGCAATTATGTGTTGGCTACGAGCAATATCTTAGTGGCGAAAGCCGACTTTAATGATTTGAATGCTAGCAATTATCTGCGGGCTACGAGCAATATCTTAGTTACTAAAGCGGACTTTAATGATTTTAATACTAGCAATTATGTGCGGGCAACAAGCAATATCTTGGTGTCGAAAGCGGGTGTTAATGACTTGAACGCTAGTAATTATGTGCTGGCTACGAGCAATATCTTAGTGGCTAGAGCGAACTTTAATGATTTGAACGTTAGCAATTATGTGCGGTCTTCAAGCAATATCTTGGTGTTGAAAGCAGATTTGAATGATTTTAATGCTAGTAATTATGTGCGGGCTACGAGCAATATCTTAGTGTTAAGAGCGGGTGTTAATGACTTGAACGTTAGTAATTATGTGCTGAATACGAGCAATGTTATTTCAAGGAGAATAACTGGATTAACTACCGATATGATTTATGAAGATATTAATGCTAAAAACAAGTTTATTGTTAGCAATACCTATAACAATAATATGCTTGTAAATGGCGACTTGACGATTAGTTCGAATTTGATAGTTCACGGCGCTAGCACTACGTTGGCGACTGAAGTATATACGACTGAGAGGCTTGAAATAAATAATGAGAATAATACTACGAATGCATTTGTTATCGTTCAGAAGGATTTAATTAATGATATAATGCGCGCATCTAACCGAGATAATAATGTATTTACGATTAAAAACAACGGGGACGTTAGTATTCGCGGCAATTTCATAAGGAGTAATAGAGATGTTATTACAGATACGTCCAACTATGTATTTGCTACCAGCAATATTTTGTCTAAAAAGATAGATGATAATGTAGCGGTTATTAACAGCACCATACTACAAAACGACAGAAATAGCAGTAATTACGTAGCAAAGACAAATGAAAACCTTCGTATTGCAATAGGAAACATCTCAACTCCTTGGACGGAAACTACGAGCAATATATTTATATTTAATAATGTGTCTATTGGGACGAGTAGCAATATAGATACTTTAACTATAGACGGCGGTATCATTGCATCGCGCGGTATTGTTAGTTCATTTTCTGACAACCGCTTAAAAAATCATACATCAAACATAGCAAACCCAATAGATTTAATTAACAAACTAAATGGGTTTCATTATACCCCCAATGATATGGCGCTACAATACGGGTTCCCAAGTGTTCCCGACGTAGGTTTGAGCGCTCAAGAAGTGCAAAGTGTTCTTCCAGAAATAGTTAGAATAGCGCCATTTGATATGATGCTAGACAGCTATAATAATATTATATCGAAAAGTGGAGACAATTACCTAACAATATGCTATGAAAAGCTTGCGCCATTATTTGTGGAATCTATAAAGGCTCTTAAAAAGGAGTTAGATGAAGTGAAGCAAGAACTAGCGGAACTTAGGGATGGTAAAAGGTAGTTTATTAGGTGGGTTGTTGTGCAGTGGTAGGTTCGTATTTTTCAAAGGCTTCTTTAATATCATTGATTATTTCTTTATCTTGTACATTCTCTATTAGTTTATTTTTAATCTCTTCGTGTAAGCTTGTATATATTATATAAAACTCATATTTAAATACTTCATAAAACTTATTATTTAATTGACTATCTTCGTTATTGAGGACATGTAATTTTTTATTATATATTCCCTTAAAAACCCTATAACCATTAATTGTGCATATAATATCATTTTTATTTATAAGTGCTACATCATAGAACTTTAACTTTTCAAATGGAAGCGGCGCAATACTATTAGTATTAATTCGTATTTCAAGCAACCTAATTATTTTTTCTAATTGTTCAATTATATTTTGCTTTTGGTTTAATATATCTGTTTTGATAGTAATATCTTCAGGTATAGGGGGATTTAAATAATTTTTTATATCTTCAAACAAATATATATTAAGCTTATCAAACATTTTTGCAATCTCTTCAGAATTGGTTGAGATATATGTGGTCATCTTCTGAAAGTTTTCATTATTTTTAATATTTTCTATATTTGTTTCACTTAGGTCGCTATAACCAGTATCATCTTCTTCTTTTCCATCTTCTTCTTTTTTATAAATATAAAAATCATAGGTTTCTAGAAAATTTATTAAGAATTGGTCTATTCTATCAGCATCAATCATATCACATATGTATAAGATTTCATCAAGTTTGCTTGTAAATTTATTCATTTTTTCTTTATATTCTCTATAGTTTTGCACATTTGCAATAGTATCAGTAAGAGAAGCAGGAGGAACAGCAGCAGGAGCAGCAGCAGCCATTACTATATATTAGTAAATCCCTTATTATATTACTAAATATAATAAAATTATATAAAACTTATTGACTTATAAACAAGTATAATAATAATGAGTTCTTCGAAAAAAGTATCTGGGAAAAAGGTCAAGGAGTGTTTGCTAGTAGCATTTGAAGATGACACTGAATATACTTTGGATGAAACTAAGAAGATTGCAGTGAATGCTTTCAAAGATGCATTGAAGTTAGGACAACCTAAAAAACGCGCAGTAAAGCTCGATAGCGACGGGGTAGTTATTAAAAAACTGCCTAGCAAATATAACCTTTTCATCAAAGACGAGATAGCTCGATTAATCGCGGAGTTCCCTGATAAGGACAGAAAGGAACTTATGAAACAGGCAGCAAATAACTGGAATGAAAGCAAGGTTATCCCCGTAGCTGCTGATAGCGCGTAAGGTGTTATTTGTTTTAGTTAATTTTTATATATATGTAATATAATATATTACATATATTGTAGAATGGCAACAATAAAAAAATTATCACATAGTAGGTCTTTTACTATAAGTAAACTATATAGTAAATATAAAGAAATTAAGGAAGACCACGTTTTTAATTTGCTAACCTTTTTGTATAAGGACAAGGATGATTGGTTAAATCCAATCACTAAAAAATTTATAAATAGAAATAGTGATATTATTATTAGTTTTTTATCCAAAGGTTATTATGTATATGGTGATAAGGAAATTATATTAAACGGGGAAAAATTACCATACAAGGAGCATATTAAAAGATTTATAGATAATAGATTTCTTATTGATGTTAGTCGTCTTAAAAGAAGTCCTACTGCGCCAGCACCTCAAAAGAAAACATCTTCCTCTTCGCCACCTGGTGCTGGAATTAATTTGCCACGTAGCAATTCGCCTCAGAGAAGCAATTCGCCGCCAAAAGTAGGTAGAACACCTGCGCAACCATCCCCTATGGGAGCGGTGGCAAATAAGCCTAAATCTCCTTCACCACATAAATCCCCTATGGGAGCAGCAACAAATAAGCCTAAATCCCCTTCACCACATAAATCTCCTATGGGAGCAGCAACTGCTAGTTCAATAAAACCGCTTAGATTTATTTCAAAATCAAAGGCGGTCGACAAAAACACCGAACAACTAAATGCAAAATTGTGTCTTCGATTTGTTACCCATGTAAAAAATAGAATACAAAGCGCCAAGACATCCTCAGAATTAAAAGAATTAAAGTTTGCAAATCCAGTGACTGGTCACGAGATTGGCATTACCAGCCAAATCCTTCGCAGTTTTTTGTCCAAATGTTATTATGCATTTAATGATAAAGAAATCATGGATATTATTGAGGAAATAACGGATGTTAGCAATTTAATTGAAACAGAGAAGGTAATCCCAATAACCCCTATTGTAAATGATGTAGCATTAAAGATAGGGGAGGCAATCGATAATGCAATAAATGAGTTTCATAAATGCTGTGATAAATTAGAAGCCAATTGTAATGCTAATGGAATACTTACTGCGCATCAACTTATAGCCAATGTTGTTAATTCTATTATGACTATTATACATATCAGATATATGCATCTTAATAAAATATATAGTAAAATTGCTATAAAAGATAAGCAACCATTGCAAATCTATATGTATGATGAAGAATTCAATCAACGTTTTACTAAAATACACTATGACCCAACGAATATTTTTATAAATTATTATAAAAATAATCGAATAATGTATCAGAAAACTGATCTGCTAGTATCAAATGTGCGGACAGACCTCTACCCTGAAACGTTAGATACATATTATATAAATACACTTTTTAATCGCCAGTATGTTTTTGAATATCTTGCTGAACCATTACTGATTAATGGGGTTGTTATAACTAAGATGCTATCATTTAATAAGATTAATCAAAAAATTTTACCTGATACCACATATCCCGCATCGTTGGATGCAGCAATCAAAACCTTATCATTTAAACCTTATGATTACAATATAACAAATAGTGCATTGCCCAAATATGTATTTACAAATAATAATAATGATATTTCAAAATATTTTAAGGATATTATAGATTTGGTCAATGTTCGACTAAAAACCTTACCAGATGTAAAAGGCATCGCCAAAGAGATCACGTTTAAGGAGGATTATTATGATAATGTGATAGGGCAAATGATGCAATTATCATATGGTAATAATGAGACTGGATACGGGAAAATCAATATGATACGTAAGAACATATTATATTCTCTTAATGCGCAAACTGAAAGATATATAATTAATAATAGCCCTATGGCATATAATGATATTTACTATAATAGCGAATTTACAGGAACGTTCCCTCTATTTACGTGGATACCTTTAAGGAATGAAGACAAAACGACCTATAATTATCCGCGTCGCGAGTTATGGCAGCCATTTGAAATAGATCCAGATGACCTCCTTCAAATTGAGAAAAATTACAAAAATCACAACATACCGCCTTGGAGCAAAGGGCTAAACGACGCAATATTCAAGGTTATTACCGACGAATATGTTTCTATACATTCGCTAACAGATCCACTAGTAATACAAAATATCCTATCTAGAGCAATGTATACGATTGGATACTACAAAGATAAAACAATGAACCCAGCGTATAAGAATAAGAAAATATACTTATATCACGGGACAAAAAATAGGCTGCACAATATAAATGGGGCGTTTTATGAAGATATAGAAATATTGGGATTTTTATCGACGAGTTTAAATATGTATACTGCGTCGCAATATTCTGGTGTCGCCGTTAATAACGCGGGGATCATTTATATAATTGAGGTGGATGAAACGCATACATATATTAACTTAAACGACCAACTGCAACAATTTCTACTTTTGCCAAATTCCAGATTTAGAGTTCTTTTAGAGTTTAATTATGGTAAAATTAGGGTATTTATGTGCCGTTTAATCAGAACACCGACAATTAGAATAAATAACCTATTATATAATAAATTGTTAGCAGTGCATTCGCCAAATAATTCCAATTTATATATTAACTATAGAATAAAAAATAACAATAATCCTATGCCTGTATGCGCTTTTGTATTAAGTAAATTTTGGAAAAAAATTGGAATAAATGGCAACAAAGGAATAGAAGCATTTCGCATACGACGTGATAAATTAAATAATAAGAGGATAAACAACACATCTATGTCTAGAAAGTCTTTTGGGGAACAATATTTGTATATCAGTTTAGGTCAAGAAAATGATTTATACGTAGATAGGGGGTTGCCGCTGATATTTGGCAGTTTTGAAGATATAAAATATAGCATACATCAGCATTTTATTAAAGATTGCTATAAAGCGATAGGCATACCTTGCTTAGAATATATATTTATACATTCGGCATTTGTTGATAACGCGATATCAACAGGGGTATTATTAGATGATTACAATAATAACCGAATACATAAATATAAATACAATGTTAATAATTTTCTTATAGATTGTATATTCAAATTTGATAGTATTAACAATGAAAACAAGAAACTTGATATACTGGATGATGTTCGCAATGGTAAATATGTAGATAAGATAGAGGGATTTAGGGATGCTTGTATGTATCGCAATGGTGTAATCAATAATCTATTTAATAATGACGCGCTTTCTGGCGTAGAGATAGGCGAACATATCCAATATATAAGAAACTGGAAGCAAATATTTGCTAAGTATAACGACGCAACCGATGATGATTTAAAGAAACATTTTATATGGTGTAATAATAGAATAGTAAAATTGATAGAAATAATCAAAGCAACAAAGGTGCATTATTTGATGTTTATCACAGATACATTAAATGGGAGAATAGAAGGAAAAGGCTTTGATAAGAAAGGATTTATCGACAAATTATCTAAGGACGCATTAGAATTAACTGAAATGATTGAAACACTTGCAGGAGCACTAGTAAAAAGAGCGACGTTTTATAAAAGAAGCACGAGCCCCGTGCTTATCGGTCATTTTATAGAATTAATCAGAGTAGTATTAAGCGACGAACATCATAATACGCATAATTCAAAATTATACATAAATCCTGTTCTCGAGGATTTAATTCTCGAAGAAAAAAGTGATGCAGTTGTAGGAGGTATTCTAAGTATAAGGGATATGAATAAACAGGGGGCGCGTATAAAGTCAGATAGTAATAAGGAAATTAATCATCAAAAATTATATGAGGCATTTAAGAACATTCCCATCGATAGTTCTAAAGATATGCGGAAATTCAAGGATATGCCTAAGTCATTTCAAGAATATTACAAGGGGGCTATACTTGATAAGGACGGGTGTTTCGACATTAGCGATCATTGCTATTGTAGACCTGTGAAGAGGGAATGACGCAACAATAAATAATATATCAGCGCATATCATCTATTTTTTTATACATTATTATATTTAAATATTTATATTAAATAAAGTATAATAGTGTTAATGGTAAATATAAGGTTAAATACTAAAAGGTCAAATCCTTCGCTATCTCATCTATATCGTAAATATGATGATATAAACTTAGACCATTGCAAATTGCTTCTTGTGCATTTATATGGAGGTAAAGGCAGTTCTTGGGTTAATCCATTAACAGGTAATAATATTAATAATGGTAGTTATGTTATTATTAGTTTTTTATCTAAATGCTATTACGTATGGGGTGCCAAAAGTGCTACAATAAACTCTATAAAACTAAAATATAAAAAGCATATTGAAAAATTCATAGCAAAGGAATATTTATTTGATATTCCCTTGTATATGCAACATATACGCGGAGGTGTTGGAACTCCTGTTGGAAGTCCTAATATTATAAATCCCAAATATTTAAATTTACAACAGATGATAGGAAAGACAACTTATCTTTATCCTTCTCCACCTAAATCTCCTATGGGTGTCGCAAAAAAGTCTAAATCTCCACCTCTGCCTAAATCTCCTTCTCCACCTCCGCCTAAATCTCCTTCTCCTTCTCCTTCTCCACCTCCACCTCCGCCTAGTTATGAAGAGGCATCATCCATAAAATCAAAACTTAATTTTACGGAAAAAAACGTAGAAATATCTAGTAAAATAAGCATAGAGTTTGATATGACCAAAGAAAATTGCAAAACCCTTTTAAATAATATTAGGAAGGCATTGGGTAGTAATGCTAAAAATATTCCCGATCCATTAGATGAGACAAAAACTATTAATATTGAAAGTCCAAAACTTTTAGTTTATTTATCAAAATGTTATTATACCTTTGATAGTGCAATTAAGAATGGGGTAAAAGAAATAGTTGATACAAATAAGTTAATCAATATTGATGAAATCAATGCCAAAAAAAAACAAAAAAGAGCTAATGAAACACCTGAAGTTCAAGCCAAACTTGCGAATTATGAAATTATGTTCAATGAATACTGCGATGCTTTAATAGCTAACTGCGATGCTAGTGGGATGTTAAAAAATCATAAATATATATCAGATATTGTTAATGCAATACTTATTATTATATATACTAAATTTCTACATTTGGAATATTTATACGATGATATAAATAATGAAACCTTTAAAAACCATTTACGTATATATATGAGTAATAACGATAGTGATAGTGATAGTAAATTAACTAATGAAATGTTAAAAAATAACTATAACGACGACAACATAATATATCAGAAAAATGATTTAATGCAATATGTAAATAATAAGCAAACTGATTTAGAACCTAATACCATCGAAAGATATTATGAGAATACATTATTAAATCGTCAATATGTGTTTGAAATATTTAAAAAACTACCTGACAATGCGGGTGGTTCTACAAAATATACGGATCCTACAATACATTATAATAAGATTAATACATTTGATAGATTTGCTTCCTCTTTTAAAACTCTATTTTTTCCTGTTACATTAGAATATGCTGAAACGCAAATTACTCGTACGCCATTTAACTACAATATAACTAATAGCGTATTACCTAAACATATTGAAATAGGTGAAATAGATGATGATATGAATACTATTACTACTTATTTCAAAGAAGATATAAAAAGAATAGATAAAAGGTTAGCAACACTACCACGAATAACAGGTATAAAGACCGAATTAACAAAAAATCACGATTATTATGAAGGCATTATAACTGATATGGAAACGAATAATTTCGGCGACGATGATATTATACGCAAAAATATTTTATATTCGCTAAATGCTCAAACACCAGCATATATTCAAGCAAAATATTCTACTTATAAAGACGAAATTTACTATAATAGCAAATTTACAGGAACATTTCCAATTTTCACTTGGATACCTATTTCGAAAGAGGATAAGAGTATTTATAATTTCCCCAATATTAAGAAATGGCAACCATATGGTCATTCTAATAATGCCTTGTTCGAAGATGTAGGAACCGCATATAAAAATTATGGAATTCAACCTTTTAGCAAGTCATTAAATGAAACAATTTATAAAGTAATTTCAGGAGAATATAGTTCAATTCATTCTATTGATGATGAGAGCGAACAAGGTAAAATGGAGAGAAGAATAAATGAGACCTTAGGTGCTTACAAAGATTTGAATAAAGATAGGGAGTATGTAAATAAGAAAATATATTTGTATCACGGGACAAATACAAAATTACATAATATGAAAGATAGAAAAAACGATATTGAAATACTAGGGTTTTTATCCACAACTCTAAATATTAATACTGCATCTGTTTATTCAGATATTGGGGTGAACGGCAAAGGTTTCATTTATATAATCGAGGTTGATAATGAGAAAACCTATATAAACTTAAATGACCATTTACACCAGTTTATTCTTTTACCTCATTCAATAATTAGAGTTGTTCAAGAATTTAATTTTGGCGATATAATAATAGTTTTATGTAGTTTAATTAAAACTCCTAATGCCAATCAAAACAATAACCTATATAATAAATTATTAACTGATACTAGATTACCAGAAACTAATGTGGTTGTCAACTATACTATAAAGGGAAATGATAATCTCGTCCCTATTTGTGCTAGTTTTCGCGGTGATGATACATTTAAAAAGAGACAAACCCTTACTTGGTCTATAAGCGGAGTTCGTAATTTTTGTAATACTAAGATAAGTAACAAATATATAGATATATTTCAGATACCTCAAGAATGGTTAGCGAGTGCAAGATTACCTTTAGATAAAGGTAATAAATATGAATTATACGTATATTTCAGTCTTTTGCAGGAAAATGATTTGATAAGAGGGCGACCAAAAATGTTAGAGACACCATCAGATGTTGTGAATGGTGGTTTTGATGATATAAGTTATAGCATACATCAACATTTTATTAAGGATTGCTATAAACACCTTGAAATCCCTTGCATTGATTATGTATTTTTACATGGAGTTCATGATAATGAAATTTCAACAGGGATATTATTAGATGATTATACATCTAACCGAAAATATGAATATAACTACGATATTAATAACTTTCTTATAGATTGTATATTTAATTTTGATAGTATTAATAATAAAAATAAAAAACTTGATTTGCCAGATGTAGACAATGGGTCGGATGTATCAATTTTACTCTATGCAGATAAGATAGAAGGATTTATGAACGCTGGGTTATATATTAATGGAAAAATTAACCCAGATTTTAGTTATAATGAACAAAAACAAAAGGATTATATATTTAATTATGTAAAAAAATATAAAAACATTTTTTCTAAATATAGTGATGCGGACGATGCAGATTTAATAAGGCATTTTAAGTGTTATGATGCTAAACTTATTAAATTAATGGGTTTTATTGATTATTTAAAAGACCAATATTTGAATTTTATAAATGAAATATTAAAACCTAATCCTCCTAGCGGCAATAGTAGTAAGAATGAATTAAAACAACTAAAAGATATGTTAATTAAACTCGCAGATACTCTAAGACTAAGAGCATATTATCATTTAAAACTAACAAGAGATGCGCATAAAGGAGATTTAATAGGTTTAATTCGTAACGCAATATCATCGAGAGAATCCGCAAATTATAAATCAGTGCCTGTGCCTTCAGGCGCTGTAATTACAGATTTAATATTATGCGACAACGATGACGAACAATCAGGAGGTAAACATAAAGAAGATAAACATAAAGTAGTAGTAAGGTCATTTGTCGATAAACTAGGAATACAAGGAATGAAACGAATGGAAGAAAAGGTTGTGAGAAAAAGTTCGGGGACTAACCACCGCGAAAGAGAACGTCTTCTATTAATAAAGAAGACTAACGACGAAATAGAAGAAAAAATAAGAATTGTGCGTAAGGAAATTGAAGGAAAAAGTTCGAGGTCTAAAAGGGAAGAGGCTAATAACGAAATAAATACGTCTATTTCTCAATATAATTCTATGTATAAATTCGAAGATTTGCCAAAAAATTTCCAAGAGTATTATGGGAAAAAAAACAAGATGATAGATATAAGTAATGGATGTCATATTAGATTAGTTCCAAGAAGTCATAATAAATAATTTATGTAAAAATTAGCAAAATATCTTTCAATGTTGGCAGATATATAGCACACCCTAAACAATGCATAGTATAGATATTATATACGTGAGATATTATTTTTGTTAATATGTTTTAAATAATATAACATTATATTAGAATAATTAAGAAATGTATGATGATGATAGGAGAAGAGATAGAGGAGATAGAGGAGATAGAGGGGTGCTAGGTTATTTGCTAGATATGAAAAACCTTAGAGATACCGCATTAAACCATCTTAATTCCCTATTAACATTTCAACAACATACGATGTTATCTAGAACAGATCCATTAAACGATAATATAGTAAGAAAAAACATATTGATTGAAAATTTAAAAAATGAAATAAGCGGATATGATTATACAATAAATATTTTTGAAAACCAATTGAAACATATCACTTCAGGACACTCGGGTGGAGGTGTAAGAAAAATAAAGGTCGATAAAGTTGCTAAAAGGGTTGCTATCGTTCCTAAGGTTCCTAAGGTTCCTAAGGTCGATAAAGTTGCTAAAAGGGTTGCTAAGCGTAAATAAAGGATACCTAATTTAATTTTTTTATACAAATATAATAGTAAGGAAATTGATCATCAAATGTTATATGAGGCATTTAAGAATGTTCCTATAGATAGTTCTAATTTAACTCACAAATAAGTTCGGGGACTAGAAGGGAAGTGGCTAACAAAGAAATAAATGCGTCCATTTATGCATATAAATCTATGTATAAATTCGAAGATTTGCCAGAAGATTTCCAAAATATTATGGGAAAGAAAACGAAAGCAAAAGTAGAACGATATAAGTAATAGCTAACATATTTAGATTGGTTCCGAGAGAAGATTTTTAAAGAGATTTGTTTGTTATAAATTGCATTATATTTTTTAAATTATATAACATTATATTAGAATAATTAAGAGAATGTCGAGTGATAATAATAGAATAACATTAGAAAAAAATATTAAGATGTACGAGGATGCTTTGATAGACTTGGAAAGCGTCAAAAAAATTATGGAAAAATTGGTGTCAAATCATCAATCCCACAGCATTGACCTAACACCAATTACGACAAATACGCAAAATGACACTCGTCATTCTAATTATGTTGCTAAACTTTCAAAAGAGTTACAAAGCCATAATAGTAATATAGAACAAACTAAAAGAATGATACTTCATTTCAAAGAAAAATTGGGTGGTGGAGGTGTAAGAAAAATAAAGGTAGTCAAAAAGGTAAAATCGCCCAAAAAACCCATTCAATCCAAAGTGGTCAAACAAGTTCCTAAGCGTAAATAATTTATAGGGAATAGATTATCATTAACATCATTAACATCATCAAGATATACACATATAATATGTATGTATATTATAGTATAGACCTATATAGAAACACAATGAATATATATTTAAAATATTTAATAATAACTATAATCGTATTGATATTAGATATATCTTGGATATCCCTAAATTTATCTACATATTCTTTGGCGGTTAAGAAGGTTCAAAAAGCCGCTATGAATTTGCGCTTTGAACACGCTATTATAGCATACGTCATAATATTATTTTCAATATTATATGTCGCAATACCATTTACTATTCAAAACGCCAAAATAAATAAAATAGATATCTCTAGTATAGAAAACAAACTATTGCAAGCATTTATTTGCGGCGGAGCAGTAGGATTTTCTATATTCGGGATTTATAATTTTACATCTCTCGCAATTTACAAAGATTTAGAAGTTTCTGTTGCATTAACCGATACAATCTGGGGAACTGCGTTATATACATTAACAACATTTGCATATCTACTCTTACCTTAATTGATTTGCGATATCTATTTTACTATATAACACATACTCGGTTTCATAATTACATCTAAATCTTTACTATTATTTGACACGGGAGTAGTCAGTGCTGTTTGATGTTGCATAGTGTTGTCGTGGCAATCATTAGCATAATGCCCATATTTGCTGCAAGTATAGCACCTATTATTAACGCTATTACTTATTTTTACAAGTTGATTTATAGTGCAATCATCTAATACAGGGGTAGAATAAGAGCCACCCCTAACATTATCAATACCAAACTTATCCATATATTTATAGGTATATTTGTCTTCGTCATAATGATCGCAATTAGGAATGAGTTCTACGAGTTTTATTGGTTTATGTAGTTTTGTCCATTCAGACCCATTATTAGTAAAATGGCTTTCAATTCTAGAATGCGGGTTTATTGTTTTACCAACATAATATTTATCATTTTGTAGTTGCAAAACATATATGTATAGCATTGTGTCTAGTATCTGTTATAGTATGTAAAGATATCACAATCATTTTTTATATAATTTATAAATAATATAAAAAATAAGCAAATGTATTATCGACGTGTATTTTTTATAGTTTTAGTTACGCGACTGGTTCCAGTTCTGAAAAACAGATAATATATGAAGTAAAAGAATGCAATTACAAAGGTTATAATAAGTAATATATATACGACCATTCCAGTAATACCAGCAGTTCTGCTAACTTGGCAATATAAGGTATCGTCTGTGAGAGGGCATTTTTCGACATTATTCGAGCCAGAATTACTCATTAGCGCGGAAGTTCCTCCAGAAACTATTGCTCCTGTTGCGGCACCTGCAATTGCTCCTGACGCAGTATTGGAAGCACCATTATTATCTACAGGTTTGGTAGCGGGAGTAGCGCTAGCAGTCTTACCTCCTTTAAAATGTTCTAAGAATAATTCTTCAATCCCCATAATTTGTTCTATATAATCTATTCTATTATATAATAAATATTATATATCCTTTGCTATAATATATTTCTACTAATATAGTAGAATTAATATTTATTATAATGAATATTTTAGAAACTTTTATTATTGTATTTGCAATAGTATTATCTACTATAATAATATTATGGTATATTCATTATATTAATGACCATAGTCATATCTCTATGCCCGACATGGGTTCAAAGGCGGCAATGCTTTTAAATATAAATTATACGAAGCAAAAGAATGAAGGCTCTTGCACGTCTACTTGCGACTCCATAGACCCTGTTAGCGACCCGCGATATAATATGCAGCAGATTATCAAGCAATCTATTCTGTTAGAAGAGCATCTTACAAACAAAAATAAGAGATGTCGCGATTGTATTACAAAGCATTTCTTGCATATTATTGGGCTCGCAGAGGAGGCACAGATGCTCGCAACTGATAAGATAAGTAAATATCCTATGATTAACGAATCAGTAATATTGTATAACGAACTTTTCAAAATATGGATTAAGAATAAAAACTTAAACGGGAAAGACGAAACATATATATTGTATTGCACAGATAAACTAAGAGACCACCGCAAACAATTAATAGTCATCTATTTCTTTAATGAAAAATATAATATAGTAAATAAGGATACTGCGAAAGAGCATTCTATGTAGGGATGCAATAGATTACGAATGTATATAAGGAATATTATTATTACTAATTGCTAAATCGACAATTTCTTTAATATCGTAATAGGTGTTCTTATGCGCTTCGTAATGTTCAGGATGTATCTCGGATACTAAATCAATATTAGGATACGCGAAGGGAAATGTAGTAGCATAAGAGTTTATCGAGGAATATAATGCGACATCTGCTACTACTTGGTATTCGCACGTAGTGAAATTATATTTATTATTTTTAAAATATTTGCCCACCAATTTTTCAGCGCCCGCCCTTGATATAATATACATACCTGTAGAAGGCAGTAGGTATTGCCATTTAATGAAATGTATATTATGCGTGATAGAGAGGTTATATAGCGATTTAATGGTGGGTCCGTATAATATAAGCATCTGGACTAACTCGGCATCTTTTGGCAGTTCCCCGATGAGCCTGTTATAATTTATTTCAAAAGGAATTACGATGTCGTCTTCCATAACAACAAACCAGTCGTTATCTTTATCTTTGAGCCCTTCAATAATCGCTTTGATATGACTAGATATGCAAGCAAATTCATATTCGCACCTAACACAACCAGGATGTTTGCAAGTTAATGGTCGCTTATCTTCTAAAACCTCATCAAAATCGCGAGGAGTTATTGCGGATATTCGCTGGTTATCTAGTTTATTATTTTTAAATTGCTCTTCCATAAATGCACGTCTATCAGTAGAATTATCTATATTAATCCAATAATGTTTCATATGCGTGGGTTTATTCAGGTTAGTAATATTAGTATTAATTATATTCTTAAATATAATAGTATTATTTAATCTCTTTATTTTTGATGTGTGATACAAGTAATATATTATTTTTGTTATTATAAATTAAATGAAGCTTGAACTTAAAAGGTTTGACCCAACAAAGATTAAGAATGATTCCGTTGTTGTATTTATTGGCAAGCGCAACACGGGGAAAAGTTATTGTATGAAAGATATTTTAAGTTATAACAAGGACATACCAGTAGGCGTTGTAGTATCGCAAACAGAACGCGCAAACGGATATTTTGAAAAGTTCATTCCGAAGATGTTAATATACGACGAACTCGAGGAGAAATTAATTAGCAAGTTTTTGACTAGACAGATAAGTATCACAAATGAACGCAAGAGAGATATGGCAAAGCACGGGAATTCTTCAATTGACCCACGCGCCTTCTTGATATTGGATGATTGTATGTATAACAAATCGGCAATGACCGATAAAAACATAAGATGTATCTTTATGAACGGACGGCATTACAAGATATTCCTTTTAATTACTATGCAGCACGGACTAGGATTGCCGCCCGACTTACGTTCAAACATTGACTATGTTTTCATCTTTCGCAATAATATTGTGAAGGAGCGAGAGAAAATATACAATCATTATGCTGGTATGTTCCCTACGTTTGATGTGTTTAACCAAGTAATGAACCAATGCACCGAGAATTACGAATGTCTTGTCATAGACAACAAGGTGCAATCGAATAATATATCGGACATCGTATTCTGGTATAAAGCGCAAGATGTTAATTATAAAATGTGTTCGCACGACCTATGGGAGATGCAATCATTGCAGGATCAGCGCGATTTAATGGGATTGACTAATGAAGACGGCGAGGACATTGAGGATTATGATCCAGGTGTCTTTGTTAAAAAGAAGAACTCGAAACTTATTAAGGTTAGGAAACAAGCGTCTTATTAAGTATCAGATATCAGATATCAGATATCAGATATCAGATATCGGATATCGTAGTGCATTTATCAAATATATCTAGACATTTATCATCGCAATAGAACCCGCAAATATCACATTTTTTTATTGGCATATTACATTTCTTACAAATAAATAATGTTTTAGTGTAAATAATGTTATCAGCCGAATAGCAAAGAAAACAATATGAATTCTTCCTTAACATATATATCAGTTATGTTATATATATATAAGATTTGTTATTATATATATTATTAGATATATATATATATTTATATATTATTAGATATATTATTAGATATATCATATCTAATAAAAAAATGATTTAATCCCATATAAATATTACTATAACTATATATATTAATAGGAAAATGGAAGAAACCCTTAAAGTCGCGTCAATGTTTGCAGGTTGCGGAGGTTTAGACTATGCATTTCATATGCAGCCTGATATATATAGTGTTGTTTATGTTAATGATTTTGATATAGACGCTTGTAATACTTATGAGAAAAACTATAATTTTAAACCCGAATGCAATGATATCGCAAAGATAGAGAATATTCCTGATTGTGATATACTAACAGGTGGCTTTCCGTGTCAAGGTTTCTCTGTAGCAAATCAAAATAGAATAGAGACCGATAATAGAAATAAACTTTATTTAGAATTGGTAAGGTTATTAAGGCTGAAGAAACCCAAGTATTTCATTTTTGAAAATGTAAAAGGTATTTTAAGCTTAGGAAAATATGATACCGATGAAGATAAGAAAAATCACTGCGGAAGTGTATTTAAGATGATTGTATCCGATTTGGAGAATTGTGGTTATAATGTTCATACAAAATTATTCAAACTAAAGTGGTATGACATACCGCAAAATAGAGAAAGGGTTATCTTTATAGGTGTGCGAAATGATATTTCCGAAAGGATACATTTTGACTGGCCCACAGAAACGAAAGAGATTACAAAGACATTAAAGGATGCGATAGGAGATTTACCGATTGACTATGACGAAGAACTGCAGCACATCGGGTCAAAACAAAAAGTATATATTAATGGTTATATGGGTAATCGGAAACTAGATTGGGATAAAATAGCACCGACAATTACTGGAAGAGGAGGAGGAACAGGTGGTCCGTGTATAAATGTGCATCCTAGTGGGGAAAGGAGAATGACTATAAGGGAATACGCGAGAATTCAGACATTTCCAGATACCTTTAAGTTCGAAGGGTCTAAATCATCTATGTATAGACAGATAGGAAATGCGGTTCCTCCTAAATTCTCATACATTCTTTCAAAAATAATACATAATTTGAATAAACAATTATGATGGGGTTAGAGGGAGGGGAATTAAGTACCTTTGTTTTGCTTTCCCTTTTTTTGAGAAGGTTGATAAGATGAATTACTTGCGGAGAGCATAGGTGAATTACTTGCGGAGAGCATAGGAGATTTACTAGAACTTTTTTTACGTTTGCCCGAGAAATTTTCACAAGTTGTTCTAATACGGCTATCTCTTTTAACACCTAATTTCGGTTTATTCTGTGAGATACGTTCGCATATAATATCATCATATGTTATACTTCCCACTGGGAAGTATCCACAACTTTCATTAACAAAAATTAAAACAGGCTTTAATTCATTTCTTTGATAAGAAGCGTGTTTTAATTTTTGAACTTCATCGCACAATTCTTTTCCACCTAATGCTTCACTTTTAGCTATTTTATCTAAGAAAGATATACTTTTTGGAATATCTGAAGAAAACATCTCTACAGCAATAATTAATTGTCTGAAAGTACTATGTAATATATAATTAGGAACTGGTGTTTTAAAGTCTTCAGTTAATAAACCATAATAAGAGTCAGGGACATCAAGTGGTAAGGATTGATCACGTTCGCCTTTATAATATTCCTGATTATGAAAGATACGTGCATCTATGAAATGTTTCCTCTTCTTGACTACATATTTTTCTACTGCAAAAATAAAGTCATTATATCTATCCATTTTGCTGAAACATATTTCTCCTTTCATAATAGTTGCATCTAATATAAATCCTCCATTTAAGTCAAATAAAATCCTTCGGATATTATTAATTTCTTCTAAATCTCCATTTTCTTGTATTTCACTAAAATATTCTTGATATTTTTTATTATTTTGTATGTATTCATACTGCAATGTTGTTTGATAGTAGCATTCAAAAAGCCAACCTCTTACACCAAACCAAAAACCAGACAGAAAACCAAGATATTGAGTAGATACGTGTACACCTACCCTTAAATCTTTGCTTCCACTAGAAAACTCTTTTACGCTTATATATCCAAATCCGTTAACATCTCTTTTTGTTGTAGGTTCTATATCTGTTATATCCGTTGGATCGTTTGAACCACCTAATGGTTCAGAAGCGCCTTTAAGTTCCATTGATAACTTTGCTTCGCCATTACCAACTCCCGTTGTTCCTTCTGTTTCAGGTTCAGGAACTGAACATTCTCCCACTGGGTTATCGGGCTTTTTTTTTGACTTTGGCACTTTAAAAACAATTTTATTGCTATCATCTGTCCATTTGTTCCAATTATCCCAAATATTAGGAGATAGGCAAGTTTTAACCATATTTCTATCTATATCTATATATTTAAAATATTTTAAATATATAGATATAGATAGAAATTATAGATATGGATGAGAACAGATATATAATATCTAACATAATAAGAGGTGTTGTTACACAATTAGCAGCACTAGAAAAAAATGGTAAATTGGATATTTTTCTTGCTAAAAAAGCCGATGAAGAGACAAAGGTAGAGATTAAAGACTTTATACGCCTTTATAATGGTAAAGATAATAAAGATAATGGTATATATAATGATATGATTAATAAATTGATAGATAAAAATAATAATAAAGATAAGGACAAGGTATATTCCATATTATCGAATATGAAAAATGTATTTATAAATACAATAGAAGAAGCAAAAGAAGAAGAAATGCAAAAGCAAAAAGCAAAAAGTGAAGGAGTTGCCAAAGTTCAAACTCAAGCGAGAGCTAAAGCGCAGACTGCAGGTAAAAATATTTCAACTCATAAACCTGTAGCCAAAAATAAAAAGGCTACTAACAAATGAAAGGATATGCCATAATATATATAATAATTTTTAGAAAAAACTTGGTTTTCTATTTTTATTAGCATTTTCATTAATATGTATTTGTTTTACCTGACTTATATCTGTGAAATTACTCAGAACACTCGATACACTTTTGGCATCGTCGTCATTTTCATATTTTTTATAATCCACATTATTTTGCGATAATGAGGTATAGTCTGCTTTAATATTACTCCATTCATCGCGAACAGCATAGGTTTCTTTTTCAGAAGCATCTTGTTTTTTTTGTATATTTGTTTGGTCGCATTTAGTAAATGATATTTCTTGGGTGTCTTCTTCAACCTTACTAGTTTCTTTATATCCCTCCTTGAATTCACCATTGTTATTTTTTGTTAGTGATGTATCTACTATAATATTTATTTTATTATCTATAGTATCTTTCTGTTCCTTTACTACTTTAATAGTTTCTACATCTTCTTCGCCGTCTTCAGCATTTTCTTCGTCTTCTTCGTTGCCATCTTCACCATCTTCAGCATTTTCGTTGCCATCTTCACCATCTTCAGCATTTTCGTCGTCATCTTCGTCTTCTTCGTCGTCCTCTTCGTCTTCTTCGTCTTCTTCGTCTTCTTCGTCATCCTCTTCTTCGTCTTCTTCGTCTTCTTCGTCATCCTCTTCTTCATCGCCTTCGTCGTTGCCTTCGTCGTCCTCTTCGTCATCGCCTTCGTCGTCCTCTTCTTCACCCTCTTCAATTGCTATAATTTTTTCATCTTTCTTTATTTTTTTGACAGGTTTTACATTTTTGATAGTTTCTACTTCATCATTCTCTTCATCATCCTCTTCGTTGCCACCTTCATCATCTTTGAATTGTTTTACATTCTCTGTCAGGTTATCTTCAATTTGTTTGAATATCTCATCAAATGGCACAAAATCTCTAAAAGTCTTCTTAATAATTGCTCTAATATTTTCTTCAATTATATTAAGATTGTTTTGATACTCGGCATCCTTAATATTGTTTCTATTATATAAATAAGCGTTCTTCCAAGAGAAAGCAGCAGCATTTATATAGCATTTATGAACAAAATCTTCAGGATTAGGTATCTTTATTTTAATATTATCAAATTGTTCTCTGTATTCATATATTTTAATTTTTATCGTTGTTATGATAATGATTTTAATCAAATTTGACAAATATTTACATTTCGTATATTTAACTATTTTTTTATATTCATCTGCAACCATATTATTGTTCCATTTGCGGATACTATATAGTTCATTTTGGAACCCCTTAAGACCCTTCTTTTCGTCCATCATCTCAGTGTATATAGCATATATGCGCTTTGATATAGCTACACTCAAAATATCTTGTATATGTTCTATATATTCGTTTCGTGTATCAATTAAACCTTCCATATATTTAGTAATTTATAATATTCTTTATATAGTCAAAAAGTCATAAATATACATTTAGCAATTACATTAATTACTTTAGAATACTTAGATTTTACAATAATACAATGCATTTCAGTAATAAAAAATAAACAAGTAATACATAATAATAGATAAGTGCATATAATTTGGTTTAGTTATAAGTTATCGAGGATACGCTATTCATAATATTAAAGTTAATCGTAGCAGTTTCATCAATCGTGTCCTGAATTATATCGATATGCGAGAGTATTACAATAGTGTTAAAATATCTAAGAAGGCTTTTAAGAAAAGAAGGAACGATAGACAAGTTATATTTATCAAAATTAATAAAACCTTCATCGATAAATAGTTGATTGCAAAGGACATCATAGTTATTAAAGTAAAGCGTCATACGAAGAGCAAGTGATATAACAAACCGCTGAAAGCCTGATGCCTGAGATACAGAGATATACTGCTTATCGCAATCGTTTGCTATATTATCATTGTGGATTAGCCAATAAATATGCACATTATCATTGGATATATCAACGTTATAATTTAGTTTGAAAGGTTTTGTATTAGAGTGGCAAAGTGTTTTAATAATTTTATTAGTTTTATCTACGAGTTTATTAAGAACAAAGGTATCATATAATTCTTTTCTAAAAGATTGAAAGTTTACGAGGATAGTATCAAGGACATCAATAGTTGTTTCTAGTTCTTTATCAATCTCAGACAACATAGTATAATTCCTTTTATTTTCATTGTTATAAGAGTTAATTGTGGTATATTTTACAAGCCTGTCATTGATAGTTTTAATATCAATCTTTTTATTTGCTATCAATTCATTTAATTCTATCTTTTGTTTTATAAGGGGTTTTAGTTGCGCATTGCTTTGGTATTCATTGTATAAATCATTAATTTCAACCAATCTTTTAAACTCATAGTAATGATAAGCATCTATTATCTTTTTATTATTATCATACAAGAGCCATTCTTCATACTCTTTTTTAAGCGCGATATACTTGGCAATACGTGGTTTTATAACAAGATTATAATGGATACCTTTTTCTAATTTATCAATAAGCGCATTGGTTTCATTATAGTTATTTTCCCAAGATAAATAGTTATCAAAGAGCCGTATATTATTTAATTCATCAAACAACTGAAAGGAGTAGAGAATGAAATACTCGATATATTCAGTGATGCTGGAAAGTTCAAGAGTTTTATTAATATACTCTTCATTCAAAGTATTTTTAGTATTTATAATACTATTCATATCATTTGTTATCTTATCATAGGTTTCTTTAAACTTAAAATAATAATACCACTCATTCAGCAAGTGATAATTTGCTTGTTTCTTTTTGTTTTCTTCAAAGCGCTCAGATACTAGATTGTAGTCTTTAACATCGTAATTTACTGAACGTTTATTAGTAAGACAATCTATAATTATTTCGAGTTCTTTAATACGTGATACCCAAGTCCTGCTGCAGCAAATACAGCAATCGGGGTTATATTTATAGTCATCATTAGTATTAAGTAATGCTAACTCTTTATTATAGGTATCAATCTCTATATCAAGTATATTAATCTCTTCAATCCTTTTATGATAATTGCTTATTACTATTTCATCCTCAGAGATTTGCTTATCAATTACGTCGATATTATAGTGTTTTAGTTCCTTCGCAATAGACTGCGCAGTTTTAAATTGTTTATAAGTAATAATACTAGGGATACTTTTGATAATAATCTGCTGTTGTTTAGAAAATAATGCATTAAAATCCTTATCTAAAGATACAAGCGTATTTTTGATATTATTTACTTCACTATCAAGTAATTCTTTAGATTGGACTGCAGTATTATAATTCTCAAAAGTCAAAGGTTTGCTTATAGCCGCTCTCAGTTTTTTTAATATCGAGACATCAATAATAGATGGCTTAGTATTTGAAGATATAAAATTGTTGAAAAGTTCTAAAGAATTATAAATCTTCAAAATTATAGAACTTAGTTTATCAATATTTCTATTAGGTGAATACGTAGATATCTTGTTAGGTTTATTAGTAATCAAATCGCTAAGGGTTTTCTTTGTTCTTGCTAAGTATTCTTTTTGTATAATTAAGTCATCTTCGGTATCGGCGTTATTATCTTTAATATAGTTTTGCAAAGCATTCTCTTCGCTGCTAAGAAAGGTGAAATCGCAAGGTTTATTTAGGGATGGTAATTTATTAAAATCATCTTCGAGTTGCAGAGTATAAGATTTGACTAATCTTTTCATATCTTTTAAACATTCATCATTAATAGAGTATTTATAGTGATTAAGTTTATTTAGGTATTCTTTATAGATATCTTCAGACACAATAAAGCTACTATCTATAGTATCAATCAAGGTAATATAATCGGTATCGATAATAGACAAGAGCGAAGGATTACTAATATCTATATTAATAGAATTGAAGGTTTTCAGATATGCTTCGTTTTCACTATTTAAATCAAAGAGTTCTTCGGATAGTTTAGAAATAACCGCATCATTAACGTCGCTATTTGCACCATTAAATAGGAGTTTTTCATATACCTCTTTTTTATTATTTATAACCTTCCTAAAATCCTTGTATTTGTTAATAGCCGTTTTAAACAGGTTATATAAGTGATAAATATATTGGATATTGTGAACTTTATCTATAGTAGCCAAAGTATCTTTATAGTTCAATGTTAGAATATCATTATCAATATTCTGAGTAATCATAGAAGTTGAAAGGAATGTTTCTATATCACCAAATAAAGTTTTGATTTCAGCATTACAAGCGCTATCCTTCTTTAATATTACTAGCGTATTTGTAGTATCAAAATTGTAGAGAACTGAAGATTTATTAACAATTTTGAAAGTATTCTTCTTTTTACAAAAATCTCTTTTAATACGATAGGTAATGTTATCAATCTCTATATCGACAATTGTATATCCCTTGTCTTTATTGTGATTTATAAAGCCAGCTGAGTAAGTATCTAACTTATTATTAGTAGCCCATATTGCTAGTAAGAGGATATCATAAATAGCCGATTTGCCAGTTCCGTTAGACCCCCTAATCATAAAGGTCTTCGCATCTAAATCTTTAAAATTAACCCAGTTCTTATTTTCATAACATAATAAGCCTCCCCATTCTAAATATTTAATCAAGAAGGATTTTTTAAAGGTTGTTAGTTCAACATTGGTATTACAAGAGTTAATGATTGGTATCAGTTCCTTATTTCTTTTTATACATTCGGTATGAAGGTCTTCAGGGTATTTATGTATATCAAAAAGCAAGGTTTCATTATCTTTAATTATTTTAAGTAATATGTTATACTCTTCAGATGATAAGAGTTTTTTAAAGTAATCTAATAAATAGTTAGTATTAAGTAAGTTATCTATATTGCTATCTTCGTTGGTGTTATGAGGATGCTTTGTGGTTGTGTTGCTTAACTGATTGGTATTTATTCTAGAAACAATTTGAAAAGAAATATTAAAAGTGTTCAATATAATGCTAAGAGATTGATAATTTATATTTGTAAAAGATTTTATTTCTAAATTTTTTGGGAAATAATTAATATTATTTTTAATATATGTTTCTAATGGTTCAGTATATTTGCCATTGGTTCTAATAAGGATAGTATTGTTTTCATCTTCAATCACATTAATATAGCCAATATTATTATAAACGTTAATCTCTTCTATTATTTTAGTGTCAAGGTTCCACAATAAATACCCGTGCTCTATAATATCTTCCCCATAGTTTTGCTGTATTAAACTACCAGAATATCCGCATATAGTCTTCTTTTTATATTTGAAAACCTGTCTCTTATGGATATCACCAAGTAAAACAAAATCAAAATCTTTAACCCATTCGAGAGGATAAGGGTTAAAAGTTTCTTCGATGGATTTGCCATTAAATAGTTTAGCGGATGCAAAAGACCCGTGAAACAAAGCAATTTTATATTTAACTTTTTCAGAGATTGTAGGGAAAGGAGGTAGCTCAGTAATTCTCCCACTATTTCTAAAATTGTCTAAAGTTTTATCGATACTAACGAAGGAGAAGCCAATGTCGTCAATGATAAAAGACGTTGAGGTATTTAGAACGGAAACATTAGGGATATCGAAGGTAGAAGAGAATACAAGTGAAGGTTTATTAGGGTCTGATTGGTCATAATCGTGGTTTCCTGAGATAATGAATAGGCGACCTATTTTGGATAATGATTGAATAAATGCTTTAAAAAGAGCGAGACCATAATTACCGACGACGGATTTATTATGGAAAATGTCGCCAGTGATAAGGATGATAAAGTTATGCGAGGATAGATTAAGTTTAAAGATAGAATTTTCAATAGAGAGTAAGGTATTATTAAAAACGAGGTTATATTCATCAAAACGAGAATAAGCGAGGTCGCCATTGCGGATATGAAGGTCAGACAGATGGAATATATGGGATAGGGGCATAAGTATGCGAGGGGTAATAGGAATATAAAGTAATCAATTTTTAAATGAATTAGGGGATGAATGGATAGCAAAGGATTATTTTTAGAAAGTTAGAAAGATTTTAAGATATTTTTATTTTATCAAAGTCTAAAAGTTTTTAGAAAAAAAAATAAATAGTTTTAGATAATCAAGGGAACATACTATATCCATTCAACGTAGTATCTTAGAAGGCTCTTAAATATATCTAGGGATGCTCGACGCATCTGCCGACTTTATGGATAAACAACGCATCCTCATATTACCATAAATGATAACAATGTATTATTTTTATAAAAGATTTTTAGAAAGTCAAGAAGTTAAGAAGTTAGAAAGTTTTTAAGATATTTTTTATTTTATCAAAGTCTAAAAGTTTTTAGAAAAAAAAATAAATAGTTTTAGATAATCAAGGGAACATACTATATGCATTCAAGGTAGGCTCTTAGAAGGCTCTTAAATATATCTAGGGATGCTCGACGCATCTGCCAACTTTAGGGATAAGCAATGCATCCTCGTATTACTATAAATGATAACAAGGTATTATATTTATAAAAGATTTTTAGAAAGTCAAGAAGTTAGAAAGATTTTAAGATATTTTTATTTTATCAAAGTCTAAAAGTTTTTAGAAAAAAAATAAATAGTTTTAGATAATCAAAAGAATATTCTATATCCATTCAAGGTAGGCTCTAAACATTCTCTAAATATATCTAGGGATGCTCGACGCATCTGCCGACTTTATGGATAAACAATGCATACTTTTATTACCATAGATGATAACAAAGGATTATTTTTATAAAAGATTTTTAGAAAGTTAGAAAGTTAAGAAGTTAGAAAGATTTTAAGATTTTTAGAAAAGTTAAAAGTCTAAAAGTTTTTAGAAAAAAAAATAAATAGTTTTAGATAATCAAGGGAACATTCTATAACAAGGTATTATTTATGTTTTCTTTTAAACTTATAAACATTCAATATTACAATCAAGTAGATAGCGAGGTGTTATTTAAAACGAGAACGGAGTATTTTGTGCTTTCTTCAACGGAATGCCCGACAGCATCGGCAATATATTTTCTTTCAAGGAAAGAGGCAGCTTTATTATTAAAATGAGTAAGGAAAATTCTTCTAAGTTGAAGAGCGCCAATTTTTCTCCCATAAACTTGCGTCATAATAGAAGCGAAGCGATTGCTTAGAACTGGCTGGGAATAATTTTTACCGAGTAGAAAGCCAGAGGTAGGAATAAGGTGAAGTAATTCATCAGGTATTTTAATGGTGATGCTTTTTTTATTTTTAGTGTTAGCTTCGGTAATATACATATATTCAGTATCGAAGTGGTTGCCATTGCTAACGCCGAAAGTCATAGTGCGATAATCGTCGAGCCTTCTAGGAGGGAGGATAGTCATTAAAAGATAAAGTAATTTTGAAGGATTATCAGTAAGTTTATTGGAGTTGTTAAGTAAATCTTGCTTATCGAGACTGATTAAGTTTTCTTGTAGGATAGTGGTATTGTTTCTTCGA